GTACAGAAGCACCGCCTGCTCGACGGACGCGGGCAGCCGCGGCGCGGCCTCGCTCGACTGATCGGAGTCCGAGTCGGGATCGATGAGCAGCTCGCCGAGTGACTCCCGGCCCATGTACCGCGCAGCATAGTCCTCGGCCGCGTCGATGTAGTGCTGGATCAGCGCGTCATCCGCGTGATGCGTGGCGTTCAGGTGCGCCCGCGCGCGCTCGAGCGTGACGATGCTCATTGCAGGGTCCTCCCGCTGAGTGCTTCCTCGAGGTTCGCCCGAGGGAAGCACGTCAGCGCAGTCGCCCGACTCGCGTTGATGACCTGCGCGCCGCGCAGCGAACCGATGAGAGAGCGGAACTGCTCGGGCCACTTCGCAACGCTACCGGCGTTGCCGAGGCCCTTCGGGTGATCGCCGTGCCAGTGCGCGCGGCCGTCTGTCTTCTGCGCGTCGTACCCGAGCAGGACGATGCGCTCGGCGCCCATCTGCGCCGCGAGCGCGATCGCGCCGGCGCCAGAGTTGCGCGGGGTCTGCCGGTCGAACCGAATGCGCTTCACCCCGGCCAGCCCGGAGAACGGCGCCCACAGCGCGCCGCGGAACACAGACCGGACCTCATTCATGTGCTCACGCCACCAGGCGCGATCCATCGCGTAGAGCGCATCGGCCCACGGCGCCAGGCGGAATGTCGTGTTCACGACGATGACGGCTCGCCCTGCGGGGTACTGCGCGCGCCAGCGGCGGACCGCCTGCGCGTCGTCTGCTGTGAGGCTGGGGCCGCTGGCGAGGCAGACGACGGAATGCCAACGGCCGGCGGGGGGACCACAGCGGCGGTGCTTCGCGCAGGCGGCGCGACGGTCGGTCGCACGACCTTGGCGAGACCCTTCGCGACGAGCTGGTCGGCGTGCCGCGGCGACACAACGAACTGTTCGCCACGCGCGCGAGGCCCGTCGTGATGCATCGACTGAATGGCTTCGACTTTCATGGTTCGATCAGGTGAGAGGGATGGAGCGGGGAGAGCAAGCGCCCTCCCCGCGCGTCCATCAGGACGACGAGACCAGGTCGTCGAAGTCACCCTTCACGAACGCGGACGGCCGGTAGACCGTGAGTGCGGCGCGTTCCTCGGCGAGGATCTTCACCATGTTCTTGACGAAGTCCTTATCGTCCTGCGTAGCGATCAACACACTGACATCCTCGCGATCCCAGCCCTGCACAGCGAGGCCGCCTCCGAATACGCCGACGAGGAATTCACCCGGGGACATAGCAGAAGTCACGACCACCGGACGGCCCCAGAGGCTGGGGGATTGATTAACGGTGGGGTTGGCAAACAAGTACGCGTTGTCCTTGGTCTTCAGGCGGATGATGTTGCTGTAATCGACCGGGTTGAGAACGATGCCGTCCGGGGTGTATTCGGACAGCTCCACTTGCAAGACGGCCAGCGCCAACCGATCGAGCGGAGTTTCATCCGCCACAACCGCGCCAACAGGCTGGCTGTAGGCAGTAGCCTGCGTGTAGATGCCCTCGATGTTCAGGCCGACGCCCGAACCCTTGAGCAGCTGCGCCTCCTCGGCCAACGCGAGACCGTGGCGCAGGCGACCGTCGATGTAGGACTGCAGCATCGGCACGTCGGCGAGTACCTGGCGCGACGCATGCACCCAGTGCGCGATGGTCGCGACCGGCGCCGAGTCGGCTTCGAACGTGATATTCGATTCGGGCTTGCCGTCGCTCGGGTTCTCGCTGACCGGCGCCGCGTTGTTCGTGAACACGTTCTCGCGCACGAACTCGATCGAGTTGGAACCGGTGCGGCCCCAGTTGATCAGGTCGCGAATCGTCAGTCGACGCAGGCCCGGCATGACGATGCCCGGCACGCGATCGGGAACGATCAGGTCGCCGGCCGAGCTGGAACCCGAGCCGATCGCGGCCTGCACGCCCATGCGGAACGTGCCGCGAGGGTTCTGCGCGAACGCCTGGAAGTCCTCCGACGCCGTGACCTGCTCGCCCATGCTGAGCGGACGCGCCGGCGCGCCGCCGCCGGATTCGAGCTTCGCGACCATCTGCTCGGCGGTTTGCAGGCGGGCCTGCAGCTCACCCTGTTGCGTCAGGAGCTGGTCGACAGCGGCGCGCGTCTCCTTCGACAGCTGGCCGTTCGCCTCGATCTCTTTCGCCGACTTCTCGGCGAACGCCTTCACCTGATCGCCGATGCGGGTGAGCTCGGCTTGGATCTTCTCCGGGTCGATCGCACCGGCGACAGCGAGCGTGAGGCCCTCGGGTCCGCCGGCGAAGGCGAAGCCGATGATGCCGAGAACGGCGGCGACGGCCGCCATGAGGTACGTGCTGATTTTCATGGTCAGATTCCTCTGCAGTAGTTATCGAGATCGAAACTGGAAAAAACTTCGACGGTTCGGGCAAGGCCCGCTTCGGCCACGTCTCGCTGGCCGTGCTCGGTGACGTCACGATCACCGCTGCCGGGCACATCGCGTAGCCCGGACTTGAATTCGCTCATCAGGCGCTTGGCCTCGGATTGCGGCATGCCGCTTGCGCGCAGCGCAGCCTCGAGGCGGCGGGCGACGCCGGCGCTCGCCTTCGCATCGCCCTGCTCGACCTGGTCGGACGGGAGCAGCTCGTCGGCGAAGCCCTGCTCGACTGCCGAGCTACCGCCGATCCACGTCTCCACGTCCATCAGCTTGCCCACCGCCTTCGTCTCCTGGCCGGTGCGCGCAACGTAGATGTCCGCCATCGCGGCGTCGAACGGCTCGAGCCAGTCGGCGATCTCGCGCAGGTCGTGACGGTTGCCCATCGCGATGACCCACGCGTTGTGGACCATGAAGAAACCGGCGCGCGCGATCTGGATCGTGTCGCCCGCCATCGCGATCACCGACGCCGCGGACGCAGCCAGGCCGAGCACCTTCACCGTGACCTCGCCGTCGTGCTCGCGCAGGAGGTTGTAGATCGCCATGCCTTCGAACATGTCCCCGCCCGGGCTATTCACGTTCACCGTGACCGGACCCTTGCCGAGCGAACGCAACGCCGCGGCGATCCGCTTGGCGGTCACGCCATCGCCGGTCCAGTAGTCGAAGCCGATGACGTCGTAGATGCTGATGGAGCGATCGGCGTCGTCGGCCGCGGCGCGCACGCCGGCATCCCAACGGGCGAAGGCGCGCGCGTTGATCTCGCTGCGCACGCCGCTACGCGGGCGCCCTTCCGGTGCGCCCGGCAGTTGTCGAATCGTCATCGGTTACCCCTTCGTGGATTCAGGCTCAGCGAGCCAGCTACGCAGCGCCGCGCGTGCCGCGGCTGCATCGGTCGCCTGCCCGAGCGAGTCGAGCGGCGCCATCGCGGTCTGCACGGTGAGCACGCCTGCGTTACCGCCCATCGGCTCGCGGTCCTCGAGCTCGCGCACCTCGTCGCGGGTCAAGATCCCGTTGTTCACCATCCCGCTGTAGAACTGCGCACGCCCCGCGCTGTCCGCACGCAGCAGGCCCTCGACGGCGAACTTCGGATAGAAGCGCAGGCGGTCGGCCGGCGTCAGCAGATCCTTGCTGATCGCCTGCTCGATTCGCCGCAGCCAAGGCCCAAGGGTGAACGTCAGGAACCCGATCATCTGCTGCTCGATGCCGGTCCCCCAGCTCGTGCTCTTCTCCGAGTGCCCGACCATGAACGGCGGCACGCGGAACCAGCGGCAGACCTCCTCGACGCTGAACCCGCGCGACTCGAGCATCTGCGCATCGTCGGGGTTGATCCCGATCGTGCCGACGTCCATGTCCGCCTCGAGGATCGCGGGCTTCCCGGCATTCACCGCGCCGGAGATCTTCTCGATCGCCTCGCGTGCCTCGGCGCGCTGATCTGTCCGGAGCACCTTCGGGAACTTGAAATAGGTCGTCGGCTGCAGCCCCTTCTCGAACGTCTTCGTCGAAGCGGTATCCGCGGCGAGCGCCGAACCGAAAACGCGCGCACCGTAGGCGACGACCGATAGGCCCTCGCGGCCGTCGATCGTGAACCCGGGCACGTTCCAGATCCGATCGCGCGGGATGATTCGCTGCTTGCCGTCCCGCTCGGTGTAGCGGTACTCCTTCTTTCCGTCCGATCCGCAACCGATCCACAGCCGACGCGGATCGAGGAACTGCAGCCCTACCACGCGCGAGCCGACCATCAGCTTCTCGCAGCGAGCATTGCCACGCAGCAGCATCGCCGCGACCATCGCCTCCCAATGCACGGCCGCCGTCGTGTCGGCGTTCGGCTGGTCGTGAATGATGAAGTGCAGCGGGTGCTGCGTGGCGATGCGCTTGCCGCCGCTCGCGCGCTCGTACATAGACAGCGGCAGCGTCGAGATCGTCTCGGAGATCAGCCGCGCGCACGCCCACACCGCCGAGATCGTGAGCATCGTCTGCGCGTTGACCTGCACGCCGCCTACCGTGCCCGCTCCGGACAGCGCAGCCCAGGCGTCCGCGTCGGTCAGGCCGAAGGGCTTTCCGATCCACGCCAGCAGCGCCGAGCGGATGCGCCCGGGCCTCGATGCGCGCGCCCTCATCAACCGACCACCGGATCGGAGAAGAACGCGCCGATGTCGAACGCCGCCGGCGGGTTCAGGCTCATCAGCGTGATGGCATTGAACAGCGCCATCAGCGGATCGATCTTCGACGAGCCCGACGCTTGTTTCGTGATGATCACGGCATTACCCCTCGGCTCGACCTTTGCGTTACCGGCGCACCACGCCATCAGCCGTGCGCCGCCATGCCACAGCGCGCCCTCGGCGAGCTTTCGCTCCGCCGTCTTGATCGCGCCCGTGAGCTTCCATCCCTGCGACACGCCGACGATCATCTCGGCGGGCACGCCCGCGGCGACGATCGCCTCGACGATCGAACCGATCCCGTGCGGGTCACAGCCGATCCCATCCTTCTCCGGCAGCAGGCCCGATTCGTAGACACGTGCCGCGATCTCCGCGACCTGCTCGACGTCCTGGCCGATGCGCCCGACCAGCGTAAGATCGCCGTCGCGCTCGAAGTCGGCAAAGCGCGAGGCCTCCGACTTGCGACGCTCGAGCACGCTCGGGTGCGCCCACGCGTGCGACCAGGACAGCCATGCGTGCGTCTGCCGATCGCG